CACCAGCTATAGGAATATTAATAGTTACATCAAACTGTATTTCAGTTCTGTTTCTTGCTTGTTGAAAACCTTCATACCTTGTGTAAGTATTTATAGGTAGTAATTCTTGGTCTGCACCAGAAGTATCGAAATCAGTTCTACCATTATTAGAGTAAGCTATAAAAGTCTTAGAAAATGTTTCTTCACCACCAACACCTTGCGTTAAAGAGCCCTTCTTGTTATGTAATAGTAAGTATAATTCATTTAACTTTGAACCATAAACAAAACAGTCTTGTTTTATATTTATAGAATCATACTTTTCATCTATTGCCTTAAATATGTGAGCAACTTTTATTGCAGGTTTTAATTGAGTGTATCTTAGACCATAATTAGCATCTGCACCACCATTGTCTTTATAAATATTTACAGAAAAACCTTCTTGAAATTCATCATCAGCAGTTACTCCTCCACCATCATAAAACCATTTATTCTGTACAGATATTAGAGGGTATATTATATCTTTTGATATATTAGTAAATTCTTCCATAGCAGTACCATTATACTGCAATCCTTTTTTTAAACCACTACTTACATTAGATAGGTTAAATTCGTGGTCAAATCTATTTAGATAATCTAAATCAGATAACTTATCATCACCTATAACATCTCCTAAACCACTTAAAGCACCAAAGAAAGTAAGATTGTAAGCATAAGGGTAACCATTCTTTATTTTAGCAGCAGTTAGTCTTATATAACCTTGCTTAAAGAATATACCATTAATAAATATTCTTGCTCTTTTCTTAATTCTTGCATCAAACGAATTTATTAGAGATGTAGAATAATAGTGTTGAAATATCTTGTTGTTAGTTTTATTTGCAGGTACAACAAATTCTTTTGTATAATCTGTAAAAACAACATCAAACTCTTGTATATTCTTAATAGTTTCAGTAATTTCTATAGATTCAAAGTCAAAGAAATCTACTAATTCATAATTAGCTTCTCCATCTATAGTATTATTAGAAGTGTCAATATAAAGCTGTGTTTTTAATCTCATTATCCTACATTGTTTATTACTTCGTGAGCAAATTCAAATTCTATTGTGTAGTTTATTAGTTTTTCGTTTATATGTTGTTTATATTGTAATTCAGAAGTACCTAAATTAACATTATAAGTTTTATTTTCTTTATAATCGTATAAGGTAACTTCTTCTGATAATAATAATTGTCTAAACGCTTCATTCATTTCTTCATCTACAAATCCACTATTCAGAGCTATCTTTTCATTACCATTTACGTTAAAGTGGCTTATCGTTTTAACACCATCACCAGCACTATATCTTGGCAACGCATTACCTCTGAAAGTTTCCTTATTTATAGTTGTAGATACATCAGAACGATTAAAAAACCACAAATCTTCCTCGACACCGTACCTATTAACAAATGTAACTCTATAAGGTTTATGTTTACAAACTTCTACTGTCTTTACTTTTATTCTATGAACACCATAATTAGAAGATATAAGTATCTCATCATAATCCTCTAAAATAAATTCATCTAAAAAGTTAGATAAGCAAATACTTTCTTCTAATACAGCGTTTTGCAATTCAATTCTCTCCTTATACGATTTTAAATTATTAGATGAGTTCTTTCTGTAAGAAAAGTTAGTGTAATCATAATCAAAATTAACCGTATTTGTAAACAACACTTCTCCTTTATTTTTATATGTAATATTAATATTTTCTGGTGAGTTAGATGCAAATATATCTACAGTTGTGGCTAAAAATGAAAGAGAAACATTACTGTCGTCTAATTTGTATATTAAATCTGTACTTCCTGCATAATATGACCTCTCTTGCAGTTTGATTGAAAAATCTTCATTAAATTCATCAGAAGAATATAAGTAACCATCGGTTATAAAATGACTATCTACAACATCTGATTGAGCAACACCACTCTTACTACCAGATAAAGTGGTTCTTACTGTTGCTATTTTATCTGATATAGTGCTAATATAAGAGCCAGAGAATGAAGAATATTTATAATCATTACTTATATAATCCCTTAACAATGGAGATATATCTATAAAGAAAGAGTTTCTAAAAGCTAAATTATATGTTTTCTGAATATCTAATCCACCTAAATCTATATCATAATATCCTATTTCTAATTTAAGGGTAGCATCATTATCTAAATCCTCTCTACTTACGAAATAAGGACTTCTTGTTAATATTAAACTCATTATTGTATTTTTACATTATCAAACTCAAATGTTTGTTTCATTCCTTCTATAAGTTCTAATCTGTACGCTTCTGTAATCTCTCCTGCAAGTTTTCCTTCCAGCTCTTGATTAACTCTTTGTATAATTCTTGAACCTCTATAACCATACCTTTTAGCAGTACCTTTCTTATCAATACTTTTGGCTAATGCATACCCCAAACTAAGAAAACTTCTATCCGTCATCTTCTTAAACCTACCCTTACTATCTCTAAGTAGAGGTCGCATTCCTTTTCTTTTCGCCCATTCAGCTAATTCCTGTGCAGGTGGCTTTTTCCACCTCTTCAAATAACCATTAGAACCTAAGATATAAGCATACTTCTCATCAGAAATTATAGAAAAACCACTATCATTTATTTCAAACCTAATAGAGTTCTTTAAATCACCTTTATCAACTAATTCTTCCTGTACTATCAGTCTTTGTATAGCGTCCTTATAGTCTTTAGCTAAATCTGATAAAACTTCCTTTAATTTACCCATTTTAACAGATTGTAACGTTGTTTTTAACTCTAATTGATATAGTTGCTTCCCAACCTGCTAAAAGGTTCTTAAAACGCTCTTTAAATGGCTCTGCAATAGGTTCGTTGTCTAATTGATATTGAGTTCTGTATAAATCACCTCTTCTAAGGCTTGTTATAAGACCATTAATAACTGTTAATTGGGTGTTTAATACATCGTGTAAGTTGTCATTACCAAAGAAATCATCAAACTCTGTTTCTTCATTATTAAAATCAACTATATCAGCAACCAGTACAGAGAAGTCAAATATCAGCATATTATCCTCATTTCTTACTCTTTCTACGAAAATGTGAGATAATGGAAATATAGTAGTCTTATCTAAGTCTATATCTGATAAATCCCCAAAAGTAACAGTATTTATGCTATTATTTGCTCTTAAAGCATCTTTAACTGCATCTACTGCTGTGTAAAATTCTCTCATCGTTTCATATTTTGTTTCATAATCTTATTCTCTGTTTCGTTTAATTCCTTAATGTATTCTAAGTACATTAATGCTTTATGCACATTTAAGGTTGTAACTTCATCAAATTTCGTAACATCTCCCTGTGCAAGTGTATAGATTGCTTGGTATCCACCCCACTTTTTTCCGAAGGATTGTCTAAGCGATTCTCCACGTTCTCCTGTAACTGTTGAAGTGTACAATCCATCGTATAAAGAGGCAATTTTTTCGCTAAATTGTAAAAAAAAACCCTTACACCTAAGTAAGCATCCAGAGGTGCATCTTTCATTATGTCTGATAAGTGGTCTGAACCCTTATACCTTTGTATGTGATACGCATCTCCTTTTCTATACTGAACAGGTCTATATAACACAGCCATTGCTTTATGTGCTGTCTTATAATCGTAAATATAATTCTCTAAATCCTTATACTCACCATAACTCATTTCATCTAAGTTAGGCACTAAACCAAACTCAACCTCTACACCATCAGTTCCTCTTAATTTAAAAGTATTAACCCTAATATCATTCTCATTTAACACCTCTCCTAAGTGGTCTAATACCTCTTGAAATTGGTTTAAAGGTATATTATTAATAATCTTTAAATCTAAACCACAAAAGAATTGTAGTGCTTTTAGGTTAATAAACTCATCACTATCTTTTACATCTTTATTCTTTTCTAAAACGTCTTGAAACTTCTGCCAGTCCTTTAGTTTTATATCCCTCTTTGTTGCAGGTATTTTAATAATAAATTCTTCCATATACTATTATAACGTAAAAGGTAAAATTTATCTTTATATGTTAAAATATGTTAAAATTTGTTAAAAAGGTTGTGTAAGTCATTTTATATTGTATCTTTGCTATGTATTAATTAAAAAACAAGTTAAATGAAAGATTTAAAACTATATGAAACAATAGCTACTACCATACCTACCTTTGAGTATATTAATGGTGTAGCGTATGAGATAACTATAGATGCAGATAATGTACAGTTGTCTTTAGATAGAAATGGTACATTAGGTTTACAATGTAAAAAGAAGATGGAATTATCTACAGAACTTATTAGTAGTATAATGAATATTTTAGAAAAGAGATTAAATAAAGAAGTTGATAAAAATAAATTAAATTGGTATTATGAAGCTAACTAAAGAAATGTTTGCAGAGATTAAGTATGAGTACAATAATTTTAAGAAGGTTTTAAAGATAGACCCTTTTCAAAAGACAAGAAAACAACCCACACCCTTTCTTAGAGCAGTGTTTTATAAGATATTATTTTGCAAAGGCTTTAATGATAGAGATGCAGAAGACATAATGTTTAGGTTAGGTTATAAAGTAGATAGGTCTACTATTTATGTGGGTATTAGTGGTTTAGAAACCAATTATAAGATGAACCCTACTTGGAGGTACTATTATGATAAGTTCTTTTCAGACTTTAAAGAAAAGTATGAGCCAGTACACATACTTAATAAGAAAGATGATAGAGAGAAAGATAAGTTAGATAAACTAATAGATAGTATAGCTAAAGAGAATAGAGAGGAGATATACGAATTAGTTAATCTGAGAGTTAAGTCTTGGAGTTGGAAATCTAAAGATAGATGTGAAATAATAGAAGGTAGTAGTCCTTTAGAGGATACTTGGTAATAAATAATAATTAATTAAATAAACAATAAGATGAACAAACAAGAAGAATTAGACAAAGCATTTACGAGATTTATATTAGTATGTATCTCATCAGAAGCTATAGGACAAAGATTAGTATCACAAGATGTCTTAAACATTAAACAACTTGCTAATAACGTTACTGATATAGTAAACTCTCCTATAGACTTATTATACGCAGACATTATAGATAACTTTAGAGATTTAGAGTTGAATATGGTGGTTAATGAAGAAATAGAACCAGATGAAGTTACAGAAGATGAATCTTGGGTAGATATGATAACAGATTTAGTAGAACAAGTAAAAGAACATTATTACGTAACAAATAAATAAATAGATAAATTATGAAAGCAATTAAATTATTAGCAACAGTATTATTATTAACTTTTTACTCTTGTAGTGAATCAGATTCAGATATATGTAGGGAACAATGCTATGAGATAGTTAGAGTAGAGAACAACAGAAGGGCTTGTTCTTATACAGGTTCTTGTACCTATAACTTTAAAGTAACATTTAAAAATCAATGTAGTGGTGAATTAGAATATAAAACAACAAACTACAGAGAACTTGCTGATGCACCAAGAGTTGGTGATACTGTATGTAGCTGGTTCGGATATAGATAAGAATAACAAAGCCAAGCCTCACGTATCGTAGCATCCACTATGTAGAGGTTTGGTAATGTTTAAAACAAAATTATGGAACAATCAGAAATAGAAGAAACAATAAAATACACAATACAGAAAGTTAAAGGAGAAGGTGGTAGAAAAGTTTTAGCAATGATAAATACACAAAAAGGTAATTATGAAAGGTGTTACTTAAATGTTGTTATTTTTCTTGAAGATGGTAGCACTAAATTTGCTACCTTAGCAAGTCATAAGTATGAAAAAAGGTTTGACTTAAATCCTTATTACTATTTAGAAATGTTTTTTGATGAAGATTACGTTGTACCTAATTACACTGTACAAGACTATCTTGATTTCGCAAATAAAATAAAATTAAATGAACTATAACAAAAGAAAATGTAATTGTTGGTTAGGTAATAATACTTGTTACTGTGAAGAAGATTAATGTTTAATTTCAAATAAATAAATTATGAGTAGTTGGTCAACAGAACATTTAAGACAATTAAAAGAGATAACTAACCATAAAGTAATATATGATGGCTATGAGTTCGTATGGATGTCTAAAATAGATGGTAAATGGCAAAGACATTATACAGCTAACTTTGAAGACTATAACAAACCTATGAGTTGGATATACTTTACTGTATCCAGATGGGATAAAGAATATAAACAAAGAAGTGAATCTTACTTTAATGAAATGATTAAGGAATTAGAAGTAGACGTTAAGATAAAAGAAATCTCTAATGAGTATTCTAAGAAAACTAAACAGAAAATAAATGAGATTAAAACTCTTAAACCAACTATAAGTAATAAAGAAATAGCAGATATATTAGGTGTATCTATAAGAACTGTAGAAAGACATTTAAAGTAATATTATAAAAAAGTGTCGCATAGTTCTGAAAAGTAGCGACAACTTTTATTTTAGAAACGTTGTAAATCAGTAAGTTATAAATCTAAAAATTGACCCTATAAGGACTACTTTTTGAGTATGTATTGAATTTATTAAATCGAATAACTACACTTCTCCAACATTCATTTTACGTCATTTCATTCCGTCACTCAAATATATCTATTTGACTGTACGTTGAATTTATTAAATTGAATAACTACATATTCTAAACATTCATATCACGTTAAACAACTTCTAATCAACTTTAATACACTTCTGGTATCTTACTATTAAATTGTTAATTGGATTGATTAGGAGGGTTAATATGGGTGAAAAAAGGCGTGTTTATACTCCTATCCTATATCCTATATCATTACCAGCACCTTTAAAAAATATTTGTATAAATTATCTTTATATAAAGTACCTTAATTATTAGGTTTGTTTATGGTTAATTATAAGGTATAAAAAAAGGCTAATTAAATAGCCTTATTTATTTTAGTTGTTATTAATCTAAATTATCAAAATAACCATATAAATTAACTAAATCTAATCTCAATTGTTTTTTAGAGTATTTTGATAGCTTTATACACTCGTTAACGGTTGTTAACTCATCCCCTGCTAACTCAACAAGGCAATTAATCATTTTTATCCTGTTATTACTTGCTAATGAGTCTATAATTTTGTTTTTTTCTTGTTTATATAAATACATATTATTTTTATTTTAGTATTAATATTTTTTTACTGTTAAAATTTCTTTTTTAATGCAGCTTATAACCTTAAAAAATGTATACTTATTTTTGTGTCTTATAAGGTCATCCGTTAAAATATAGTCATTAATTATATTGTTTTGTGTATTGTAACATATAAAAGCTTTTTTTGTGTTAAGTATTTTTTTTACGGTTGATTGATTTAATTTTATTGCATCCATATTTTTATACGTTTAAAAATTTATAGTAACTTTCCTTAAATAGCTCAATAATATAGCGTCCTTGCCTGGTATGGAACCCATATGAATGAGTGTATAAATTTTTTATAGGTTGATTAAAAAAAACCAGGTTAACGATATCTTTTGCGTTGATATTGTCATTATCTTTAATAATACTATTTGCAGCTAATTTAATAACTTTAAAATCGTGTTTAACCTCGTTTAAAGGTATATTGTTGTTTTTAAATATTTGTTTTATTTCCTTTATAGTAGTTTCCATATTTTTAATTTAAAATTGTTTTATAATTATTTCTTAAAGTTTCCCAAGTTATGGCCTGTAATTGATAGCCTAAAATATTATTTTTATTAGCTATTTTTTTGTGCAGCTCAACAAGTTGCAAATATTCTAATTTTGTAGGCGTTTTATTTTCTTTTTTACCTGTTAACGCTCTTAATTGCCAAACGTCGACAGTAACAAAATTACTATTTAAGTTTCCTACATTTTGACAAAAAGAGTAAGTTTTTAAGCTATCTTTGTTTATACTATCTTTATTTAAAGCTATATTAAAAGCCTTTTCTTTATTTCTGTTAAAAGTACTTACTTTAATTTGTTCGGGTTTTAAACCTTGCTTAATTGCCTCCAGGACCGTTAATGTATCAATTTTATTTTTTTCTAATTTGTTGCGCGGACTTAATGCACTAAAAACTTGTGCAATTGTAAACGTATCTGAATTATATTTTTTACCTAAATTTTCAGACCAAAGATAAAAATCTTTATACCAATTTAACCCCGTTTTTATATCATTTTCATTTGCTAAATTTAAAATACTTTCTAAATTGTAGCTATATTTTTTTAGTTTATATTTGCTTATCATATTGTTAATTATTTAAATAAATTACTTGTTTTTCTTTATTATCAAAAATAGCTATCTGATTTTTTAATTTTGCTATTTTTAACGCTATATTAATATCGCTAATATGTAAATTTGCATCCAAGTAATATAAATTTGTTTTTTTATCATACCAGCCGCCTAAACTATCATACATATTAGAATTTATAAACTTTTCAATTGTTAAAATTAACTCACTTTCTAAACTTGGATTTTTACCAGTATATAAATTTTTATAGCTTACTATATATCTACTTTTAGAGTCACTTAATTTATAAGTAAAATTTTGTTTAGCGTTAACCTTATTGATTAAATCTTGAAACTTTGTTATTTGTTTATTTGTCATTTTATTAATTTTTATAAGTTATAAATTTGTTTTATTTCTTTTTTACCTTGTTCGTAATTTTCTCGACCGTACTTGTAAAAATTTTCTATCAGGTCGAAAACTATTTTATTATCTAAATTATTTTCTAAAAGTAGCAAATTTAGTTTACTATTTAACTTTTTTTGTTTTTCTATTGCTGTCATTTTGTTTATTTTAAAGGTTTGCACCGTTTTTAATTGCATCTAATATAATTACAGCACCTAAAAATAAGATGCTTAAAAATACTAATGTTTTTGCGATTGTTTTAATGTTTAGATTTTTCATTTTATACTTGTTTTAATTATTGTTATTATTTTGATATATGAATATTGAGCGCAGCCCCAGTTTTTTTTATTTTCAATTTCATTATGCGCATCTATTATCTTTTTTGTAGTTATTTTAGATGTACAAAAATTATCTGAATTAAGTCTGTTTTCTCTTTGCTCGTATTTTAATGTGTTAAAATTATAAAAGAGTTTAAAATGACTGTCTATTTTATAGATTGAGTAAATTTTCATAATGTTATTATTTTAATTATTTATACCAACAAAAGCGAGTAAAAAAATAAATTCTTACTCGCTATTATTAAGTTTCTTTAAAACTTTAAATCTAGTTGCCCGAACAATTTAAAAAGCTGTCATTCACGTTTTCGCTTGTAGCTTATCAAATCTCTAGGTGACTGTTAGTCAGCCATACCTTAAAAGTACACTACAAATATAAAACAGATTTTCGATATAAAAAAATAATTTGACAAAAAAAATTAAAAAAATGTCAAAATAAATAGTTAACTAATTAATTTACAACTAATTAAGCTAAAACAAAAACTGTATTTTTTATGTTTTGAGGTGCTGGATACACTTTATACCTTGCAATCATATTAGAATACATATGCGAGTACAAAAAATAAATAACAAAAACAAGTATATAGATAAATTTTATATAAATTATTTTAGCATAGAAAAAAACTATATCAAATTTGAGGTACTATGCAATACCAAGTACCAAGCAAGACCCCATCATATTAAACATACCCCATCATATTAAACATACCCCTTTATATTGAACGCACCCCATCATATTAAACATAAATTAAATTAAAATGAAACAAACTATTTATTACAAGTCATCAGGCTACGACAGAACTATTTATAATTTTTTTATAATAGAGAGAGAAACAAAAGCATTCGTGTTTTTAAATAGATTAACCAAGTTAGATAAGGATGCTGGAGTTATTGCTGGAGATATTAAAGCAAACTCAGATACAATTAAATTAAGTAAGAAAAATTTTAATATGTGTTATACAGAATGGAATAACCAACCATTAATTGAAAATCACAATTACACCTACACAGGTGCATAACCCCATCATATTAAACATTTTAAGGTAGTTTTAAGCTACCTTTTTTTATTTTCTACCCTATCATATTAAACAAAAAGAAAAGTGCCTTAGAATTAACTAAAACACTTTTTATTTGATTACAAAGAATAAAAGTCTTATGCTTTTATCTTCCAACTTATCTGTTGGTGTATTTCTTTCTCTAAACTTACTAATTCATCATCATCTAATTCAAGTTCTAATTCTCCACCATCTTCATCAGAACCAAAGTATTCTGGATATACTTCTACATCTACACTATAATCTCTAACATCTCCTTCATAATCTAAGTCTACATAAACATCTATTTTAACAAAAATGTATTCATTGTCTGTTGTTCCTATTTCGTATTCGTCTACTTTAAACACAAAATCCCTGTCTAAAGCATCAAAGTTTTCTAATAAACTATCTAATTGTAATTGTCCTGTAATTTTCATAATATATTGTTTTTAAATTCTATGCTAAACTACAAAATAAAAATATACCTTGCAAATATTTTAACACTTTTTAACTTATTGTAGGTAAATTAGAATCTGTTAGGTTAAAACTAAATGGTTCAAATGGTACATTCCTTGTTCTTCTACATACAACATCAATACATCCAGTATCTTTATTTGCTTTAAGTGTGTACTGTAATTCTGCTTTTTTTTCTAACAGGCTACCTAAATGACCCGTTGGCTTATCTGAACCATAATTACTATGAATGATAGTTACAATATGACAATTAAATCTTGAGGTAACTTCCATTAACCACTGTACAACTAAGTTACTATGCTTTAAATCATTTACATCAGAAACTAAATCAGCAATACCATCTATAACAACTAAACCAATCTTATCTCCATTATCAACCATTTGTTGTAACTTATATTCTATGTACTGTCTTCTTGTATTGTAGTTAAGTTCTCTTAATGAGAATGTTTCATAGAAGTCTGGTATTTTATTATCACCAATCATATCAACAACTCTCATAAACACTCTCTTACAATGCCATTTACCTTGTTCTGTATCAAAATGTATTAACTTTCTATTTCCTCTATGTGCTTGTATATCTCCTATGTAAGATACATCTGCACCTGCATAAGCACCTGCAAGTAATGACATAAAGAATGTCTTATAACTCTTTGGTGGTGCTTGTACGAAACTAAAGTTACCATAAGTAGCTAAAGGTATATCGAATTTTGTTAATCCATTCTTACCTCTGTAAATCTTCTCTCCTTTTGTTAAGCAAACAGGAGGTCTATCTATTTTTTCTGTTAAATCTACAACACATTCATTCTTTTCGTCTATGTATTGCATTAATAATCTATCTTCTTCTTCTAATCTAAGGTTATCCAAATTAATATATTTTTAAGGTTAATAAATTAATTAATTACTTCTGGTAGTAATTGCCAATGTGTAACATCATCTATTCCAGTTGGTTCAAATCCTGTGCTATTGTAATGAAAACTTTTACAAGTTTCCCAACTACATAAGCCACCTACATACATTGTTTTGTCCTTTGTAATAAACAATACATCTAACTCTCTTTCTGGCAACTTATCTTTTACACTAATCCATTTCATTGTTATTTTTTTAAAGGTTAATAAAAAATAGGGTAAGCCAAAACCTACCCTATACTAAATTAAATTACTCTAAAATGGCAAGTCATCGTTAGAATCTACCACAGATGCAGGTTGTGATTGCTCTTCCTTCTCTGCAACAACAATATTTCCATCAGTCCAGATAACTTTTCCATTACCTAAGTAATTCTTAGGCTCTTTACCTTCTCTTTCTTCTTTTGATTGAGATACAAAGAAAGAAGCATTGTTACCAAACTTTGTTTCATCGTTAATACTTGCAGTAATGTTAATGTATTGTCCTTTTTTACCCTTGATAATCTTATCTTTAGGTAGTTTGCTTAAGTCTAAGCTGAAATTTACTAATGCACTCATAATTTCTGGTTTTAATTTAATTTATATTCCTACGTTAATTGTATTATCTATTTCTTGTACTAAGTGTCTAAAATCACTTCTTTCTCTTTCGCCTGTTACATCTACTCCATTAATAAGTAATCTGTAATGGTCTTTTTTGTCTGTTGGTTTTAATTCAAATTGATTCATAAGTTCTAAAAAATATTTCTGTTCTTGTATTTTCTAAATTATTTATAGCATTTACTGTATGTATTTGATATTTCAGTAGAAAGTTTGAAAAAGAATCATAAGCAAAAAATTCTAAAGATTCATTTGGATTACTGAAAAATTCTATCTCATAAAATACTATATCATTTTCTTGACTTGGTATTACTGTTTTAAAAGTAAATATGTTATCTGATACAAATTCAAATTTTAAAGGCGTTTCATAACCTATTAAATTTATTACTTCTGCTTCTGTTGTTAATTGATTCATATTACTTGCTTCTTGATTGTAACATTTGTTTTACAGAGGCTGTAAGCGTATATTTCCTCTCTATCTGCTCTACAGTTACGCTACCATTTTTAACTGCCTCTAAAGCCTTCTTAAATGGTTCTGTATTGATTTTTAATTGAGGTTTACTACTTCCTTTATGGTCGTTTACAGCATCACTATCTTTAGTGTCATCTATAAGTAGTAAGTTACCTAATGCATACTTCTTAGCATAAGATGAAGAACTACCAGTTCTCTGTGGGTTCTGCATACCTTTAGCATCAAAATCTAATATAGCATAAGCATCAGAACTAATACTGCTAACCTCTTGCTCTTCTAAATCATAGATTGTTGCTGTAGATTTAATAGCTAAATAACCACCTCTTTCAACTAATTCTTCTGTTATCTTAAACATTGTCTTAGTTTCTTTAGATATTGGCTTAATAGCCTCTAATATATCCTCTGCTGAACGATAATTGTAATTACCGAATTTGTTTCTTTGTCCTTTGTGAACGTGCAAAGTTGTTTGTATCAACTGTAGTTTTTCTAAAATGTTCATAATTTAATCTGCTATTGGTTTATTTAATATTTCACTTCTTACTATTCTTCTGTAGTCTGCTGGACAATCTTCATCAGATAACTCCAAGACATACCTTTCCAACTCTTTAACTCTCTTGTCTAACGCTTCTATACGTCTATACTGAAAATCTATTAATTCTTTCATCTTCTATTGTTTTTTTTGTTAATGTAAACCTGTTTCCAATCTTCTATTAAATCTAATATAATAGGACTTTTTGTTTTTCTGTAGTCAGAGTGTAGTTGTAATATATGCTCTCTTACTCTGCTTGCTGATTGTAATTTACTCATCGTTAAATAATTTATATTGTGATTCATCTAATTCTTCTAACTCTTTTATCTTCAACTTAAAGTAATCACATTTAGACTTTAAGTTTTCAATTTGTTTCTGGTGTTGTTGTAGTAATAATCTGTATTCAAACAAATCCTTACTCATAATTCTTATATTTATCTGTCATAGTTAAATAAAACTTATCATCTTTAGATAACTTTAAACTTAAATAGTCATTCATTACATTAGTTCTCTTAACACCTCTTGGTAAGCTATCTATAAGCTGAGCCAATCTTTGTATTAATAGTTTCTTCATAATTTCTATTTTAAACTATTTAATATCTCTCTTTGTATTCTTTGCTTATTATATTTATTGTCAAAACTTTCTGTACTTGATAGTAACCAATATATCCCTTGAAAGAATCCTAATACTGCTGATATTGGTGCAAATATAAAATATAAAATACCTCTACCAATTTGTCCTACATAGAATTTGTGTACTCCAAATCCTCCTAAAAATAATGCTAATAATGCGTAAGTGTTCTTGTTTTTCATTTTTACTTGTTTTAAATTGTTATTGTTTTACTCTACAAATCTAAGGCTTTATTTCTTATTAATTGTTAAAGAAAACTTAAAAAAGTGTTAAAATTATCCCCATTGATTTGCAATAGCTTCTGCCATACCCTTAAATGTTTTACTTCTTAAAGTTCTACGTTCAGCAGGTGTTTTTGCATTTTTTAAAGCATCAAAATACCATTTAGGCTGTTTCTTTTTAACACCTTTTTTACTTGTAAACTCTATAAACTCACCTTTTTCTACAATGTTTGTTGACTCTAATAAAGGTAAGTTCTTTAACCAAAAACAAGTGCTTTTACTTGCTTTATCACCAAACATCCAGGGATGTACTATTTGGTCTGGCTTTCTTATTTGACTACTTATTACACTAACAGGATTTTCAATAGCAATTTTATCTATTGGTGCATCCATTAATTTTTGCACAAATTCTAATGCTTTTGCCTGGTTTTCCCAACGTTCAATATTTTTAGAACCATCTTTGTTATACAACCATCTTGCACCACTTACAGCTAAAAAAGTACAAGGTGGGTGTGCTATCATCATATCCCAACCTTTATTTATTACTTCAAAAACATCTTGTTGGTAGTGCCATTCGGGATGCCCACCACTACAAGGTAGTAAATCACAGCTAAATGCTTCGTGTCCTAATTTTCTAAACTCTTTTGTAATTGCCTGGCTTTCTTCACAAGCTACTAATACTCTCATATTTTTTAATTTAAGGTGTTAAAAGAATAATAACTCTGGTTTCTTAATATAGTTATCAGTATCAAAATAAATACTTTCATTAAATAAATGTATTCTCTCTATTCTATGAAGAATAAGTTGTTTTACAAGTCTAAACCTTTGATTAGGGTTAATACATCTAAACTTAACAGCTTTACCTAACCTGTGTGCGCTATCTGTATTTAATCTAATCTTATCTGCATAAGTCTTAGAGGTGTAACCCAATTCTATGAATGCTTGTAACCTTTCTTTTCTTAATGCTTCATCTAATATAAACACAGGTTCACTTTCCATAAACATTTTACCACTACCTAACTTATCTGGACTATCGAACATAGACCATTTAAGCACTTTTAAGCCTTCTGTATCCATTTCTTTAGTATAAGCATCTGTATAGTCTACTTCGTGCTGATACTTGATTAAATCCTTTCTTTTACTGTACCAACTCATAAGTGTTATCTATCTATTCGTTCTCTAACATACTCTTTCTGCTTTTGCTCTAAATAAGCTATTTCTCTTTGCAGATAATCTAATGCTTTACGCAAGTCTTGTAATTCATCATCTTTTTTACCTGCTCTTGCTACGTATTTGATTATGTTTCCTTTGTTAAAGTTAAGTGCGTAATCTTTACATACATCTATAATATCGTAATCTTTACCTGTTTCGTAATGTAATTGTGTACTTCTCATAATTTGCTTGTTTTTAAGTATGCTACAATAAATAGCACTACTAATATTATTAATACTGTTTTCATAATTCTCTCAAATATTCTCTTATTCTTGACTCACTTAAATTAAGCACATAAGCAATATCTTTAATAGATACATTATACTTTGATTTTAATAAGTTAGCTTTATTAGCTTTTTCCTGTGTTTCTGGTTTTACAATCTTTGTGTATTCTCCTGTTGCAGAGTTCCAATTTGTTCCTTTCATTTTATTTGTTATTAATATTATTGTTTTACTTTACAAATCTACAACTTATTTCCTTAATAAAAGCTAAGAAAACGTTAAAAAAGTTTTTTTATTGAAGCAAGACCTTCTTTTAGCACATAACTATACTTTGTTATCTTACTGTTTTTATTGAAGTCTGTTGTCTTAGGACACTTAAAAGGTATTGGATTACTATTTAAAATAACACCTATATTTTTAGTTATATTAAATATGTATATCCCTTTTTCATCTGTAACAACATAGATGAATATTTTGTCTTTTAATTGAGATGACTGGTAGTTCTTAAACAGTTTAAGGCATTCTATTAGCTTATCACTATAATACTTTCTTCTGTTCTTTATCTCAACAATATAATTACTATCTTCAGCATCATAGGAACTAAAACTATCCTTACAAAGAATAAGATTAGTTCCATAGTTACTGTTTATGAAATCTATAGTGGATTTCTCATTCATTATAATTACATTAGTACATTAATTACTGTGTCTTGATATAGAGCCAAGTTTTGAGTTCTCACTATGAGTTATCCATCTAATATTACTTAATGTATATCCATCATTTGAGTTTATTCTATCTATACTTGGAGATAATTTTCTATCATACCCAGATTTAACCCAGTTGTCATAAAGTTTATTAAAATATTCATTATTAATTGACCATTCATAAAATAAATCTCTATCCAAAATATCTAACCCCTTGTAAATATGCCTCTTAACATAACCACGAACTCTCCTGTTCATATTATTATAAGTAAGCATTAACTTACCTTTCTTTGTTTTCCAATATTTTCTGTTATTAGAATTTATAGCATTTGCTCTTTCTTCTTTTGTTTTGTATTTTTTATTCGCCATTATCTTAAAGGGTATTTAGTTTCTTTGTAGTCTTCTAATATCATAGGAACTGCAATAGCTTCTTTACCACCTATCACTACACCACACCCAATAGCAGGTTTTAACCCTGCCTTAGCATAACCAAAAGCATACTCTTCGTGATTAATACCACAACCTACTTGCATACCAAATATTCTATTGTTTCTACCAACAACGTACTCTACATAAAGTTGTGTATGTAAATGACCTTGAACCATAGACTGTAAATCCTTTTTACATTTAGTCCTTGCAGTACCACCTTCTCCGTGAGCATAAAGCACACCATCCACCTCTAACTCTGTATGGAAATTCCAAGTAGGAACTTGCAACACTTCATTATAATCCTTAATCCATTCTCTTGGGATGCCACCTGTTTGAGCCTTACGCATTATAATTCTACTATGATTACCTATAATTACATCTACCTCTGGAAAGTGCTTGTAATATCTATTAAGCCTTTTGATAGCTAAAGACAACTCATCTCCACCACCCATACCATTAGCATCTGTTTCGTGATATGAACTATAGTGATGGTCTAATTCATCTCCAATATGTATAACTCTATTACAATTATACTTATTGTAAGTATCTACCAAGAAATCTAAATAAGTATCTAAGTCAAAAGGACAATGTGTGTCTCCTATAACTAAAACTCTTGATTCTTGATTGTTTTGCCTATAATTCATAAGCATTTGTTCTTCGTCTTTAGATAGACGATACCTGTTTGAACGATTCATACTGTTTGATTTGTTTAACATCAGTTACTAATTTTAACATTTTTTTACATTCATTAAATTTATCTTTAGCTTCATCTTTATAGAACTCTAAAAACAAACTATAAACTCTTCTAATTAAAGCAAACTCTGTTTTAGCACCTTTAAGTATTTTATGTGCTTTAGCTTTACCATAACCTTTAAAGTATTTTACATTATCAGCAGTATCTCCCATTATCATTTGATGATAAAAGTTATACTTAGCCTCAAAATCTTCTATCTTAACCAACTCTCTTCTGGAGTAGTAAGTATCAAAAAACCAACAAGGAAATTGCTTGTAGTCCTTATCATTTGCAGCAATAATTACATTATTTTCACCTAATTCATCGCAAGATTGTTTCCATAAGGTAGCAACAACATCATCTGTTTCATAACCATCAACCCAATAAGAATTAAACTCTTTCTTTACGTGATTATGTAATTCTGATAAAAATGCAGGTCTTTCTTGTGTTCTATTAGCTTTGTATTGCTTATTTAAAGCTAACCTAAAGTTGTTTTTAGAACCATTGCATATCCAAATATCATCAAACTCACAAATGTCGCTTAAATCCTTTAAAACGTAACCTAAATAGTTATCAAAATTATTCTTAGCCTCATCTAATGTTTCTACATTAAAACAAGCTGAATAAATTAAACTATCTGCATCTAATATTAGTCTGATAACTTACCTCCTTTCTTTAAATTATCTTCAGCCCATAAGGGTTGTAAATTAGTGTAATGACATAATCTAATTAATTCTTCTTCTGTGTTAGCAGATGATAGTGGCACTATATGGTCTATATGCCATTCAGACCTGTTATCCCAATTCATACCAGTTGTAAATTGATTTTCTAAGTGTATTTTTAAACCATAATAATCAATACCTATTATCTCGTGTGTTTTACTTTTCTTAGTGTAACCTCTTTTTTTTAATGCCCTTGAAGTATATGTTGATATATCACGCCTTAATCTGTATAGAATATCCGTTTTTTTTCGCTCTCTATTCCTTTTGTTTATTCTCTGTTTATTTTCTTGATACCACTTCTTACTATACTCACTTTGGTATTTAGCTAAACTTTCTTTGTTTTTTTTACGATATTCCTTATTTCTCTTACTTAATCTCTCTTTGTTTTTTAACCAATAATCTTTATTATATTTATCTCTCTTTTCAATATCCCTTGATAACGAATCACATTTTTTACAAGAAGGTCTATACCCATCTTTAAATATTTTACCCTTATAAAATAAGGAGAAACTTTTTAGTTCTTTGCATTTACTGCATTTTTTCATTTCATCAAAGATTAATCGCATTATGAATTGTAAATTTGAATGTACTTATTTAAGTTCTCTTGGTAGCTTTTTACACAAGAAGAACAACTGCTTGGCTTTACTTTAGTATTAAATATACTATTGTAAACAGAAACTAATCTTTCTATCTCATTAAACTTCCACCTTGATTTTTTCTTAATGTTTTCTGAAACATACCAGTTGTAGTCTTCCTCAGAGATACAATTTAACTTTCTTCTACCCCAAACACTAAACTTATTTAGCTTCTCTTTACGTTCTTCGCAACCACAATCATCTGTAATAGCCTCTACAACCTTTTTAATACCTGTAGCTTTAGTAATCTTTTCTACTACATCACCTAAACCTACTTCTTCTTTCTCCTGGAATTTAGCTTTCCATTCTTTGTACTCTCTGTAATCTTTACTACGTTTATCTATTGAATCGTAATAACCTTTTTCTTCTAAATCTTTGTAATACTTGTCTTTTTTCATAATTTGTTGTAATAATGTTTATATGCTTCTAATATTGTTTCGTAAATCTTTTCTTTTTCTTTCTTTGTCTTTTGTTTGAAGATTGTATTACCTTTTCTTCTTGTTATCAATTTTCCGTTCTCTATGTTGTAAACATCTATCCTTACATCTTGCATAGTATTGATTGCTACTGGTGATATAAATATACCATTAATCCAACAATCTCTAACCTCTTTACAGTTTATCATAATCTCCGTTAAAAAAATCCTCTATATCTTCTTTGTATTTACCTCTTAACTCTTTCTTTAGTTTCTTTAACTTCTCAGACACAGAATACTTTGTTACATTAGCATCATCAGATATTTTCTGTTGAGATAGCTTTTCTTTAGAGAAGTAAGATACATTACTGTTAATAGGTACTCTATAATACAATTCAAATAACTTTTGTATAAATTGGTCTTTCTTAGACAAATCCTTTCTTATATCGTTTATAATGTCTTCTAATGCTGTATCTCTTGCATAGTCGTAATTAACATCTTCTGGTAAATCTAATTCATCATTAAGTAATAAAGAATCAGTTAATAATTTCTTTCTCTTAATATCTATAAATAAGTTTTTTAAAGTCATATAAATGTAGTATTTATTTATATCATCTTTACCATATTTAAACTTATCTTTATTCTCTACCTTAGAAATCTTTAAGTACATTTCTTGTACTATGTCTTGTGCGTCTTGATAATTGCAACCAAAGTTGATGCAACATTTAATCCAAAGACTGTGTAATTTTGCTACCTTATCTAACATTTACTATATTTAAGTTAATTAACATTTGTAGTATATCATAAAAATCTTCCTTTGTCATAACCACTACTTCCCCTAATCTATTTCTCTTATGAAATATAACGTTGTAGTTATTGTCTTTAGGCATTGAATCTAATATCTTATGGTAAGTACCTAATTTTTCAACTGCTTTTGCTTGAACGTTAAAGATACCTGTATTAGTTAAATCAACACCAGCATCATCTAACATCTTTGATTCAAAACGAGAAGTTTTACAATCTTCAAAACCAAAGTCTCTAAATTCCTTTGCTAACTTACGTTCATAAGCTGAACCCTTTGTTTTACTATTGATTGGCATAATTATTTATTTTTCTACAATATACGAATTAATTTAATTGCTAAGTTAAAAAGTTATTAACAATTAACCATTTATACGTTTTACCCGTTTAACCCTCTATTCTGTCTTGCTAACTCTTCTTTAGATATGCGATTGCTTTTTATTAGTTTATCAGCACCACTAATACTTTTATCTCTATTATGGTAATAATAACTATTCTCATTAAACTTATTATAAGCGTTCCAGTTAATAGAAGGTTTCTCTATACGATATTCCTCTGTTATTTTTAATTCATCTAAAATATCATCCATAAAGTTAATAGATGATTTAGTAAAGTAATACTTAATAAGTTCTCTGTGTCTATGTAATTCTAACATTCTCTGTACTGTTAATTCAGAATGCTTACCAAAATTTAATTTGGATTTCTTTGTTAATGTTCTAAGTCTTGCTATCATAATAATAATAATTTTAGACAAAGATAGTAAAAAGAATGATATAATATGTTAAAAATATGTTAAAGAATGTTTTGTTAGTAACTTCTTAAAAACTTTATTTATAAAGTATTTGAAAAGTCATTTTTTTTTGGGATAATTGTACTATGTTTGCGAAGTTGCTTAAATGCTTCAGCTAAGCCACCCTCCCCAAAGAGGGGTGGCGTTTAAACATCATAAAATTGTAAACAGGAAAAGTCCATTCTGTAATTAGAATCAATAATTCTTTTTTTTTAGTCTTTTAAGGTTTAGTTGTTAAATAACTATTTAAGTCGTTCAACCCTTTTTGTGAGGGTTTCACTTAGCTAACGGATATGGTATACCCCAGCAGATTTACCTTGTACTAAAAATTGCATAGCATACCTAATAGCATCAATATAGTGGTTAAACTTATCCATAGGTACAGTTCCCTTATCCTTCCAAGCATAGTTATTTACTTCTTTAATAATATCAACACTATCTTTATCTATAATCCATTCATAGTCTTGTATTAAAGCTATACCACTTAATATACTACCAGTCTTCTTTATAGTAGGTTTCATATTTAAACCACTATTCTTTAGTTCTCTAATTAGTCTTGGTTCAGAGTTATCACAAATAATTAAATCAGTTTTTGCGTAAGCCTTGTTTAGTCTTATAATCTCACTTGTAGATAGATTAGGTTTATTATAACATTGTTTTACCCATAACTGTCTATTAGATACATCTACAGAAACCTTAACTAATGTTGTATCATCTAAACTAAAACCAAAATCTTGTCCAAAACACATTAACTCTCTATCCATAAAGACACCTGTTCTCCAGTTCTTTATAATAACTCCTTCTGCACGCTCTTTCCATCCTCCTAATATCTGATGTAAGTATTTACTTGGGTTATTTCTTTTAGTCTTATAAATAGTTTGTAAGAAAGATTCTGGTAAGTTTGCTTTATTGTCTTTGTAGGTAGTGTGTATGTAGGTAACACCCTTCTTTGTTAAGTTACTACCATCTTTAACTAAAGCATCTCTAAAGAACCTCTTATAAATCCAATGCTCTTTAGTTGCAGGGTTTAATATTAAGATAACTCTGTTCTGTTTAGTAATTGCTCTAACAGATAAATCTATCTTATCAAACGTTTCTTCATCATCTAATTCTTCTGCTTCATCAACAACGAATGTAGTAATACCATTAAGAGATTTAAGAGCAGCAGTTTGATTACCACTACTTGTTCTAATACCTTTAAATATAATAGAAGAACCTGTTGTAAGATTCATTATCTCATCTTTAGTTATCCTAAAGTCTTTATTCTTACCTAATAAATCTATCTTTTCAACAAACTCTGGTATAATAGAAGTATGTGCAGAAGTCATTGTATATCGTGTAAACAACACTTTATGTCCTTTCTCGTAAGTAAGCATCAGTAATCTCAATGCTACACCAAAAGACTTTCCCGAACCACGTCCACCTGTTACAATATAGTACCTACTATCACTATTAAATAATGGCTGGTACTTTTCGTGAATACTAAGACTTTTCATCATCTACCTCTTTATGTTCTACATCAATAGTCTTTTCCTCTAATGTTGGATTATTACTCCCAAAGAAGTTAATTACAGGTGCGTTATTAGCAACAGGCTTAACATCTTTTTCATCATCATAAGCATAGTCAAATAACATCTTATAAGCATTTACATTACCTGTATCTTTAGCTTTCTTAGCAAGTGCTTCAAATGCTTCTACTTCACTACCAAATACATTCTTTAATGCTTTCTTAGCGTATTGCTTAGTTCTTTTCTTCTTAGCATAATTCTTTGCAGGAACATTACTACGTTCTCTGTCTGGTACTTTACTTAATGGTATTGATTTCTTCCTACTGTTATTTCTTCTACCATCATTTGGTTTTATTTCTTCTGACTTCATATTTAACGTTTTCTTAACATTACTTAAATAAATAATACTTATATTTGCATAGAGATTGTTTTTTTCATATATAATTGATTTTATTATTATTTAAGTAGAGGTGTTCCAGCACCTCTATTTTTGTTTATTACTTCTGATGTGTACAACCTTTTCAACTGCTCTTGCACCATAATAGCCTCCGTAGACCAGTAACAATAAAGAAGATAGTAAGTCTATCCACGCTTCGTTTATTTTAAAGCCTTCTATTGCACTATCTAATATAATGTAAAGGAATAATGCTAAAGTTAAAAAAGCAAGGCTTAAAGGTCTTATATTCTTACTCCACCAGCTATCAGATAACATATCAGACTGCCAACGTTTTGTTACCTCTTCCATTTCAGTAACATCTTGCTTTAAGTTAGCTAATAGTATTTCTTTTTGTTCTTCTGTTAATTGACTATCATTGTTAATAGATTCAAATATCTGACTAACATCTTTCTTATCAATAGCATCAACAATAGTTTTACCTAAAGGAATGTTATTCTTTACAACACTTCTCCATAGGTTACCGAAGAAAGTCCCTTTGCCTCCGTTCTTTCTTAATTTAGGATTATCACTCATAATTTGTTTGTTTTTGCTATCATTATTATACTATTTAGCATATAATGTTGGTTATTACCATCATTTTATATCTTTTTGTGTATAATATGCATTATTTCAATTTACCAGTTTTTTCTATTCTTTACCTTTTCATAAATATTATAAACAGCAACTGCTACAAGATACACTATAAATAATACTAACCCTTCCATTTTAATAAGTCCATATTACTTCCTTACTCTTTCCATTATCCAAATCCACGTGCAGAAATGTGTCAGCAATACCTATCCTTGTAAATCCCACCTCTAATAAAGCATTTAAGACAATAAAACGTTGTCTACTATTAGTAACACTAATATCTACTGCAAGTCCTTTTAAATGGCTTGAATTAGGCTTACCACCTATTTTAGCATTATGTTCAGGAGTTCTATATGCTGAATTAATTACAAATGGAATACCTGCTCTTTCTCTTGCTTCGTCTAATCTTAATAAGAAGGTTTTATCCATCTTATCTAAATTATCTAATTCTTTAAAATAACGAGTCATAACTTTTTTTTAATAATTTACTTCTTTTTTCTACTATGCCAAAGCATCATTAATGGTATCATAATAAATGCTAATGCTAAAAATATTTGTTCCATAGCTTTTTAATTTTTTTATCTTAATAAATTTCCAATTTCGTTTGCACTTACTTTAAATCTTTCTAAAGCTGCTTTTGGGTCTTGTAAATACCTTTGATACCTTATACTATCTAAAGGTCTAACGTAATCAACTCCTATTAAAGCTAATATCTTACCTTTTCTATAATATGGTACTACTCCAATAGCATTAATTCCTTGTCTCTGTAACTCTAACCTTGTTCTAACATCTTGTATTTCATTAACATCAGGATGTATCATTTTGTAATTAACAACATCTTTAATCCAATTAGCGTATAAACCAACAGGAACATCTTGTAATCTTTGTGCTTCACTACTTATTCCTGCTCTTGTTACTTCAAAATCACAACTCATTTTAGATTTATGTTCTCCATTGTAATAGTTTACACCATTATGAAATCTAAACACATAGGCTCTATCTGCATTTGTTGATTCCATTAAGTCATATAAAGCATTCTCTATTAAAACATCAGAATCTAATCTTTCTATGATTACATCTTTGTTAAGTATTTTATAGTTGATAAGATACTTTATTTCTGTTTTAAAACTATTTATTATGTATATGTTAAATATTAATAATAATACCCACCATTTTGTCTTATTAAGTGCATCTAACAACAACCTATACTTATTCATACCTCATCAGCACTTTGTGTGCTTTATTTTAGAAGATTACTACTAACCAATACAATATAACAGGTAGAGAAGTAAAGAAACCATCTAAAACTTCTCCTTTTCCTTTACCTGTACTTATATCATATATTTCTTTAAATACACCTGCACCCACTACAATAACTGATGCCCAAATAGGATTTATTAATATACAGAATAAAGCAAAGCCTAATGTACCACTATAAAAATGTGCTAACTTATCTCTACCTATTCTGTCTTGGTGTGTTAATATTTTCTTTATTAGTTCTAACATTAACTTATTTTATATGAATCATAGTTTAAACCTAAAAATGAATGTACTCCATTTCCACTTATATCAACTGCATAAGACTTCCAACCATAAGGGTGGTCATCAATACCTTTCCATAAAGCATCAACGTGATATTTAGAAGATAATACAGGTGCAACTGTTTCATTACCATCTTCATCATATTGACCTTGTTGTTCTACTATATGACCTAAATGCACAATAGTATGTTTATGTGTTGGATATTCGTTTCCATTTTCATCAGTTTCTACTCCTAATGCTTTTACTTTAGTTTCTACTTGTTCTTTTGAATCAAATTCGTATTTACCTATTTTTATCATAATTATATTTTTTAAGAAGTTAAAGTTTGTAATTCACTATCACTTAAGGCTTCGTTGTACACTCTTATGTCTTTTAGTTTTCCGTAGAAATTATCTGTATTACTACCTCTGCTAAAGTCTATCGCACTTAAACCTACTGGTACATCTCCCGAATTATCTGTTGCCACTTCAACACCATTAACCCATAAGCTAAAGTCATTTTGTTTAAACTTAATAGCCACCTTGTTTAAATCAGCTATATTGCTTGATGTTACAAAAAATTGTGCAGAAAAAACCCCCGAATTTATCACATATCCTATCAATGTATTACTCGATGTTTCATAACCAATAGTTATTCTTTCAGATACCCCCCCATTTGTTAATGAAATATACCTTTTTGTTTCATCATCAGCTAAAGCACTTATCTCTGCATACAAAACGCCCTCACTACTATTAATATAATTACTTAAACCACTTTTACTTAATGTTTCTGCTACTCTTGTTGCAGTTGCACCACTTGTAGGTATGTAGCTTGTTGCGTATGATTGTTCTTCTACTTGCGCGCCCCAAATGTAAACCCCATCAGTTGATGTGTTGTTATATTGTGGGTAAATTCTTACGTCTGTAATAGTAGTAGTAGTAAATGTTATTTGCAATCTTACCCACCCATCATTAAAGGATTTTGAAGAAAAAACATCAGCATCTCCTCCACTTACTTTTGCAAAACTATCAGTTGAAAAAGTATAAGTATAAGCCGAAGTAGTACTGCCACCAATTCCTGTACCTGATACAAATAGCGTAATTTCATCTGATGCTTCTTTTTTAGCAAAAAAACTATAAGTAACTACACCACTCGAACTAACACTATCCTGTACTCTTGGAAAAGCACCAACACCATCACCTTTTAATAAATCAGCAGTTAAATCTCCTTTTGGACTTAAAATTGAATTACTTGTAATCGTTGCATTTGTTTTAGCCCAACTCGCATCACTAAAATCTTCTGAATACGTTACTAAATTCGTACTTTGTGGTTCTACTAATAAACTCGGACATCCACCATTAGTATAATCTAATCTTGGTACACCTGTTGCCACTGCTTCAATTAAACCATTCTTATTTACTCTTGTGGCTGTACTTGCTCTTGATGTTGTTAAATCACCATCACCATTAGTTGGTAATACACTATAAAGTTTGTTTGCTTTATAGCCACTTGGTATCATTGCTATTGTTGGTATTTTTGACATAATTTACTTTTTTTATTTTTATACGTTTATACAATTTATACTTTCTACTATTCCATTATCTTCTGTTACTCTAAAATAGTAATTCCAATTTGAACTTGGTGATATCTTATCTGATACACAATTTATACTTTCTACTACACCACCATCTGCTTCAACTCTTGTTGTGTACTTTTCTGCTAAAAAAGATATGTTAGAAGAAAAATCTCTATAAATACTTCCCCAACTTATCGTATTTGTTGATACACCTATTCCCCACCAAGAAGATTCATATATTTTACCCCAGTTTATTGTGTTTGTTGCCATTCTTTAATTTTTTCTTTATAGAATTTATTTAAGTTTATTAGGTTCTTATCCTTTACTTTATAACTTCCAACCTTCTTTCTATCCCTTTTCTTTTCCATTATATTACTATACTTGAAAAATTATTATTATCTCTGTTAGGTCTTAAATCCTCATTTGAGTTGTTTAAGTATTCTGGAAACAAGTTAGAGTTATTACATAAGTAATCTACCATTCTCTGTGTGTAGAAGTCTGCTCTTGCTCTTGCTTTATCTACTAACCTATCAACCTCTGAAAAGTCTATAGCATCTTCATTCTCTCCTCTTTGTCTTGTTAATCCACTATTATCTATAGTAAATAAAGATTCTGGTAAGTACTCTATATGTGTAAACCAAATCATACAAGGTTTAATATAATTATCTCTTAATATCTTGTAATTAGCATTACCTACATCATCTAAAGTGTCTGATATAATTAATGATTGTAACTTATCATATAAAGATGTACCTAAATACTGATGTATGTAAATGTCTTGTGCTATCTCAATAAAATGAATAATCTTGTCACTATCTACATTACCATTAATAATAGATTTCTTTTTTAGGTCAGCAACCGATATAAAAAGTGCTTTCATATTTAAACGTATTTAAGATTTGTTTTATTTTCTCTTTTTCCTGAAAGCCACCTCCACACAGTGGTTCTATTTATATTATATAAATCACAATAGTCGCTTAGATTTTCATAAAAAACTCCATTAGACTCATTCAATATAACTTTATTTCTATCTATCTTTTGTTGTTTTGAATTTACATATTCCTTACTTAAAGACCATATATATCCTCCTGCATACTCTCGTTTCTTTTTAAGGCATTTAGAGATGTTTTGACGATGAATACCTGTCAAGGCACTTGCCTTAGAGATACTTGAATATTTTTTAATAAAATCACCATTTAAACTATACTGATAAACTTCTTTATTGTTGTAGTGAACACCACCACCTTCTCCTCCTACGGTTTTATTTACTAAGTTACTCAAACCTATTTCTGATATCAAAGACTTCTCTAATTCAAAGGCTTCTTTCTTACTTAATCCACTTTTAAATATATCAACAACATATCCTTTTTCTACTTCTTCAATCCATTCAGCACTTCTACTTTTTTTACAATAAGCCCTTTTCAAATCTCCCATCCCAACATAAAATATAGAGTTATCGTCTTTTCTTCTATGTAAATACACAACCTTACTCATTCTTATTACTTTTAAATATTCTACTTAATAAACCACCTCTGTTCGGCATATCTATTGGTCGTATTGGCATCTCATTAGGGTTGTTTGGTTCGCTTAATCCTTTCTCGTAAGCATCATCAGCATTAACCTTTCTACCACTCTTTTTTCTATACACTTGTAATTCCCAATAATGATGACAGTTCTTACCACCTTTAAACTTTAGTAAACTATAGTTTCTTCCTTTATGACCTAACTCTTTGTTTACACCTCTAAAAGACATCATATTAATATCCTCTTTTCTAAACACAACTTTATTAGCTGTTAACCCTTCCATTTTTGTACAAAAACTCCTACTCTTACTGCTGTTACGTACAGGCATATAAGCATAGCGAATTTTATAGACTTCATTATCTTCTTTACTCTTACCATCTTTATACTTGATTTCAGCCATTTTTAGCTCTTCTTTCTCGTCTTTGTATACTTCACTATAGACCATCTCCCAATCATCGCTTAAAACCTCTCCTAAGCCTTCTAATTGGTCTATTAAGTTTTCACCTTCTTCATCAGAGAAATCTTCCTGTTCTTTATCAGATGATAATTTCTCTCCTGTTTCTTCTTCTCTACGTATATTTGTAGCTATATTTTCAGATGCAGTAAACTCTATAGGTTGTAATGTTATAAAGTATAAATCTTGATGAATATTGTTGAAAGATAATATCTCTTTAAGTCCGTTAAGGATTTCATCTTGTCTTGGTCTTATAACTACCTTATCCATTAATACAGATGCTGTTCTTAATTCTTCTGCATTGTTACCAAAACCTGTATTATCTTTAATACCTAATAATATAGGTGATACAATCTTATGACCTAACATTATCTTCTCTCTTGCTTCATCAGATAAGAATTGATATTGTGCGTGTGCATCTGGTAAATGTATAGGCTCTATAGTAGCTTGACTTTCTTTATCATCATTAAAAGCAATCATAGCTTTACCACTATTAGATGTACCACTAAACTTATCGTTAATCTTATTCTCTATTAACTGTTGAGTTTGGTCATCTGGTACACCATTATTAAAGTTGATAAATAAACTTGGTGCTAAACCATTCTGTATATTGCTAATATGATATTCACTAACCTCTCCTTCTAATTCAGCATACTGTAAACAAGAGTGATACTCTGTAGGTGCATAGTAATAGAATTTAGGTTTGTAAGGTTTGAATATATATAATTCATTTAATTCTTTAGCACTACCAAACCCAAATGAAGGTATTAGTTTTGTTTTGTCTCCTTTCTTTTTATTACTCCAATTAGGATGATAGTGCCATTTTTTTATAATGCCTTCTTGTGCTTTGTTTGCTCTTAATGTTTCCATTGGAAAGTGAGAAACTTTTAGTATCTTAGTTTTACCTGTATTGTATGTTATCTGTAAAGCACCTTGACCTAATAAGTAATAATCCTTAATTAGCTTCTTAATTTCAGCAGGTTTAAGTAAGGACTTCATCTTTACATATTGTTCTGGAAAGTCATCAGAATTTAAAGATTCTAACCCTTTACCAAAAATCATATCAGATATACCATTAATACAGGTAGCATTAGTAGGACTGTTTAGGTATAAATCACACACTCTATCAAAGTAATCATTATCTTCACCAAAGCAAACATAATCATCGTTATATTCTTCTTTAATTACTGGTGTCTGATAAGATGATAGACTTAAAAATCTAACATTGTTTTTAAACTCTTTTTTATCGCTCATATTATATCACGTAAGTATTATCGTCTACAACCTCTGTATATTTGTTTTGAGATTGCTTATGTTTTGTTGTAAAGTCTGTTTGAGATGTAACATAAAGTTTATCTCTATAAAATAAACTACCACCTTTAGTTAATGTTATAGAATACCCAAAACCTTCCTCTAATATTGTAGATGAAAATGGAACTTTAAAGTAGTTACTTACTTCAGTTACATTTAAGTTATTTAGAGTTTCAGTTATATTTTGTCCATCTTTTCTTATAACCATAGTAACATCATTATAAACTGCAAGAATAGGTGAAGCACAAGAAGAACTTTCTACAGTTCCATTCTCACTTTTAACCCTTCTCTCAAAGTCCAAATTAGAAAGGTCTAAACCTTCTCTTGGAATAATAAGTATTTCTTGTTCAGATGTAATAGGTTGTACTATTTTCATTTTTTTAAACTATCTAATGATATAACGAAATATAAATTTTTTAGTTCGTCTTAAAAAGAAAAACCCCTGTAAATCAATACAAGGGCTAATCAAATTGGAAGTAAAAGAAATCTTTATGCACCAGGCACAACAGTAAAACCAACTGCTGCTAATGTGTCTGCTAAGAAGTTAGCAGGTATTTTTTCCATTCCTGTAAACGTTAAAGTGTATCCGTTAAATTCTCCCATACCACTACCAGTAGCAATAGAGCCTCCTGTAACGTCCATTCCGTACTCTAATCCTGCTAAAAGCAAGTTTCCGTTATTGTCTTCAATGATAACGTGAGGATGTCCATAAGACAACATCTTAATTGTCTGGTGGTCTTCTTTACTTAATTGTGGTAATTGTAACTCTAATACTTGTTCAAAGTATGTTGTTCCGTTTTCTCTACTTGATGTAGGTGTTTCTGTGTAAGAAGATGCACCTCTTACTTCAAATTCGTAAGCAGATGGTGTTCCTGTAACAGTAGCAATTGCATCGGTATCTGTTGCGTCATACGTAACATCACCTAAATCACCATTGTTTACAAAATACACTTTGTTAATACCACCTACTTTGTCTTTACAAGGTTCTAATCTACCTCTTGATATATCACACGCCAAAATATTTATGTTTTATTTGTTAATCTACCTTTTTTAATTAATTTATAGTCTTCAAAGTGTTTCGGTAGAATTTGAAACTCTTTCTGACTGCAAATAATTAAAGGGAGAAATTAATCTCCCTTTATTATTAATTATTAATCTTAGTTAGCACTATTTACAATTCCGTAAGTTACGATATCCTCTGCAACGCCATACTGAACGCCTGCTAAAAATCTCATTATTACTCTAACATTCTTAGAACCATCTAAGTCAGCCATATCTAATAATCTCACTTCATTCCAATCAGAAGCGATAGAAGTACCAAACCATAAGTTAGACTTTTCAGCTAAAATCATAGTGTTAGCAGGTAATCCATTTGCCATAAATACATTTACACCTGCAAACTGTAATCCTTGGAATCCTTGGTTTAAACCTTGTGCATTGATACCATTAGCACCTTGACCTCCTGATGCAAAACCACCTAAAGCGATTGCATAATGCTTATAAACATCTTGAGAAACGTATAAAGAAAGTTCTGGTGAACCGAATAATGCCTTTGGAATAGCAGCATATACTTTACCCATCTCATCGATAACGTTAGCGGCAGTTACAGTAGTTCCTGTTACTTCGTTAGCAGCAGGCAAGTTAGCATCAGCAGCTAATAAAGTAGCGAAACCATCGTAGTTGTCTGCACCAGCAACACCTGACCAAATAGAGTTCTCGTTAGTTTGTGCTACTTTAGCAGCTACATACTGTAAGATATACTCTTGAATAGACGAAGGCATATTTCTGTGAGCAGAACCACCCATTTGATAGCCATTCCAATCATTAAACCAATCAGTCTTACATAACTCTAAGTTTACTTGAAACTCTTTAGGTTCAATAATTCTTTCTGTAGATGTGATAGTAGAAGTATCTGAGAAATCACAGGTAGCACCTTTAATTAATCCATCAGTTTCTAATCTTCTTACAACCTCTTTACCTACGATGTTAGGCTTGAAAGTGATTGCGTCTTGAGCAAGAGTGTTTCCTGCTAATAAAGCTGCAGAGATAATTTGATTTTTTGATTCCCCTGCATAAGTAGTTGTTATACTTGTAGTTGTTGCCATTTCTTATTTATTATTTATTATTTAACATTTGATAAATTCTTTCTTGAGGTGTCATAGCAGATAAAGGTTTACTAAACTTAACCTCTTTCTTTTCTACTACATTTTCTGGAGAATGTACAATCTCCTTTACCTCACTCAATTCCACCTCTTCCTTAACTTCTTCTTTTTGAGATGCTAATTCTTGTGGAACTTCTTTAACTTCTTTTTTAGCTTCTTCTAAAAATGCTTTAAACATATTCATAAACTTGCTTTCAACTTGTGCAAGTTCTTCCTGTGTAGCGTATTTTACTTCAACCTTAACTTCTTCTTCTTGTTTAGGTTCTTCTTGCTTCACATCTTCGTTTAAAACAACTTCATCTTTAACTTCAATCTCTTTAGTTTCTTTCTCTACAGAAAGACCTAAGACTTCCTTAATTTTGTCTAAAGTGTTTAATTCTTGATTCTTCATTGTATTAATCTGTTTTATAATTATATAACGTTATTGTTTTTTTATTATATCGTTTTTATTCTTCTGTAGTACCTTTACCCCCTATAAAACCAATACCTTGCTTCCATATAGGGTGTTGTTTACACTTCTTCTTTTTACACTTTGTTCTTGTGTACGTATTAAGACATTTACAGTATTCTGCTTGTTTAGCCATTAATGATTGTTTTGTATTTTACTTATAAAAAAAATAATATCCCAAATAAAAGCATCACCTCCATTAGAAGTCATCTTCCATTGTGAACCGTTATTTACAAATTCATAATCTACATAATATTGAAATACCATATGGAACTCGTGTTCTACATCATTACCTTTAGGTATTGAAATATCAGAACCTAACCTTTCGTATGGTGTTCCATTTCCACCCTCTAATTGTAACCTAATAAACGTTTGGTTTGCGTTAGAACTTGAATACTTAAATACAACTGTAGCTATATATAATTCATTCTCTTTATCTGCTAAAACCTTATTAGTTGTTCCGTCATAATAATTTACATCTTCAGAACTTCTTACTACATTTCCTGCATTATTGCTTAGAACAGAACTAACACCATTTAACAACTCTAATTTATTAGAAGATGTCCATTGAGTATCGTCATATCTACCCCAGCCTTTTGAGGTACTTCCATCACTATCCTTTACCCAAACATTATTAACAACCTTATAGTAAGATTCTTGGTCAGTATCATAAACAACTATTCCGTTTCTTACCTCAGATGATAATCTTTCAGCAGTAGTCATTTTATCAGAATACACCTCGTATCTTGTATGTCTGTTCATTTATATCGGTACTACTTAAGTTTTAATTCTAATGAAACATCTGTAAATAATTGTCTTTCAAAAGCAAGAAAATCCTCTTGGTTTGCAAAAAGCCAACTATCTGATATTTGTGTATCTACTGCTGCAGGTAAACTTGATGTAAATTCTTTATAATCTCCTGCTATTTTAAACCATTCAGTAAACGTTGCAAAATCAGATGCAGTATTAGCAAATAAAAAGTTTAATTCAATGTCTGCTATATTAGAACCATCTCTGTTAAAGTCTATAAAGATATTATCTAATCCTGTTTCTAATTTTTGCTCCTCACTTGTTGTTATTTTATAAGTGTTTGGTGCTTGAAATTCGATAGCGTTTCTTACTAATATTCTACTCATTGTCTATTTGTTTTATGTCTTTTAAATGATGCCATTCTTGCTATTGTGTCTTTAAACTTTTTTCTTTTTCTTTTCTGCATTATTCTTATTTAACAACCACCATTTTTGTAGTGTGTAGCCTATTGTAACTACTAATAAAATAACCTTTAATACTATATCTACGTTTGTCATTGAAAATAAAAATGTTCCTAAATTTATAAGTAATGTTTTGTAATCTGTTATCATTTCTTATCTATTTGTTTTAATTTACTTATTGCCCAATTAATACCAGCGCTTCCACCCCAAGCATCCCACATTAAACCTCCACAACCCTCTGAATAAGGTACATCTTTATTTTGTTGGTGTCTTTTAAATGATGCCATTCTTGCTATGGTATCTCTACTTAATGATTCGCCATTTGCTAACTGATTTGCTCTTGTCCAACCAACAGAAGTACCACAGCTTGAACCATTCTCTTTCTTCCATTTTAAGGCTCTTTTAGCATTGTTTCTTGCTACTTGTGGATAGTCGTTGTATGTTTTTAATTCTACAGATTCTTGCTTTAAAATCTCTATTATCTTATTTAGCTTTTCTTCATCAGTCATTTCATCCTTACTCATCTCAACCTTATCAGAAAATATACCTTCGATAGAAAGACCTAAATACTTCTTATCTTTAATGTCTTGCCATACTGCATCATTATCTACTTTCATAGTTACTACCCAAGAACCTTCTTTAGCATTTAAACCATAGACATTAGATTTATCCATTCTCTCATCTTCAACTATCCAAGATTCTATAACAGATACACCACTTGTAAGTGTTTGATGTTCTAAAGTTGTATTATTGTTTCTTAATGACTTTAAGTACAGTTCAGACGCCTTTCTAACAGTATCTTTAGAAAATGTTATGTTATACTCATAATCTTTTTTACGTCTGTAAATCTTCTTGTCTGGCACTAAAGCTAAACCTACAACTACTCTCTTGTCTTCGTCTAAGGTTTTAAACTCTACCTTGTGTTGGCTAAGTGCTACAAAGTTTTCCTCTATAGCAGGAAATTCCACTAATGAAATAGCGTATATTCCATCTTCTCTGCTTTCTTCGTCTATAAAAAGTTCTATTGTATCTAAGTTCTCCATATTATTGTAACGTTTTGTTTATTATATTATATTGTTTTTAACCACCAAACTTTGCTGATGATTTAGTATTAGCATCTAATTGCTGTTGATTAGTTATGTCTTTAGAAACTACATAAGCCTTGATAGGTTTATCAAATTGACCTTGTACTGCTTCTGCAACTTGGTTACCTTGACTACTACCAACTAAGTTGAAGTCAAAGGTTCTATTACCTACACCACCACCTCCACCAGCACCACCTGATGTTCTTATTGGTGTAGATGCTGCTTCTGGTTGGAATTTCTGTCTTGCAATAGCAGCCACAGAGGCTAAACCACTTGCTATTGTTGCACCCATAGCTATACCCCTCTCCCAAGGTCTTCCTACAAAGAAAGGGTCTGCTAAAACCTTAACTCCTGCAAGATAAGTATCTGCGATAGCCATAGATATATTAAATGCTTTTTGAGTGTTAAATGCTTTTTTCTTTATCTCATTTCGTTTCTTTCTTGCTTCCTCATCATTTCTTGCTATCTCGTTTTGTATTCTCTTTCTTTCATTTACAGATAGATTTTCGTTAAGCAATCTATTATTTAACTCTTCGTTTAAAGCGTTTGTTTTATTTTGTTCTATCTGTAATTGTCTTTCAGATTCACCATTTACAAAATCAGTAACACCAGACATTAAAACCTTGTAACTTTCTATGTAACTTGATAAAGCATCAAATTCTCCTTGCTTTTTCTCGCCATCACCTATACCAAGAGCATCTCTCCTTGCTTTCCCTAATGATTCGTAAAGGCTAAATAAAGGTTCGTACGCTTCATCTATCTGTGAGATTGTATCACTTAATTCTTTACCAGATTGAAGTATAGATTCCCTTGTCTTTGATTCTGCATCACCTGTTAACTCTTTCTTCTTAGCCTCACTTATACTTTTATCTAACTTAATTTTTAACTTATACTCTTCTAATATTCTCATTAGATTAGCAACGTGTTCATTGTGCTTTGCTCTTGCTATATTTTTTTCTGTACTTTTAGCAAGTTCAAGTCTTTTCTTTTCATTACTCAACTCCATCTCCAAGTAAACCTTAGAGTATCTTTCTTTTATTCTTTTTTTATCTTCTTCTGTAGATGCGTTTGCTAATTCCTCTGCTTCGCTATTCTTTAAGTTTTGAATCTTTAATTTATCTTGAAGCCTTAATAATGCTTGTTCTTGATTCTTAACATCTAAATCTAACTCTTCTTTAGTTTTGAATATAGAGATTTTCTTGTTATTAAAAACTTTTTTACTTTTACCTTGAATTTCATCAATAGCTTTTTGAGTATTATTTATCTCTACAGTAAGTTTTTTGTAATCTTCAGATGTTTTTGATAGAACTTCTCTATCCTTTTTTAACTCTTTTAACTTGTTTTTTAATGACTTTAATGTACCTTCTTCTGCTTTCTTGAAATTATCTTCATTATCTATTTGAGATTGTCTAATTCCAACAGCCCTTTTAATAGCTTTAACCCTCTCATCTTCTAATTTAATTACACTCTCTACTCTTCTCTCATAATCTTTTATTCTATCTGTTATGTTTGTTATTTGAGCAGACCTTCTAACTTCTTTTTTTTCTAATTCAGAAAGAGCCTTGTATTGCTCTATTGTCAATCCTTTTGTCTTTTCCTTAAACAATAACTCGAAATCAGCGTTTTTCTTTCTTTTACTGTTTATATCATCCTCCAAATCCGACATATCCTCAAGCAATTCTTTTAACTCCTTATCTGATTTAGCAGCAAAAGCCCTGTATTGTATGTATTCTAAGATTTTTTCGTTAGCCTTGTCTTGAGATATAGCTAAGTCATCTAAAACACTTACTAAGCCATTTATACCTTCTTCAAAATCAGATGCAGAATCTGTCGCATTATCTGTCCTATTAGCAAAATAATCTACTGCTGCAATTACAGCTTGTATAGCTAACAATACACCTGTTGTACCCATTAAAGACCTACCAACACCTTTTATAGCACCGACAAATCCAACAGACTTTCCTGTAGCCTTATCTGTTGCATTAGCCATATAGGTTATCTGAGATGCTAACTGAGAAACGTTGTTAGCCATACCACGAATACCATAAGGTGCATCTGATACAACCCTACCTAATTCCATAGCAGCAGCAGTAGCACCACCTGTAGCTGTCTTAAACCCACCAACTGTTTTCTCTAAGTTTTTTAACTCTTTTCCCGTAAGTTTTACAGAAGCAGACATCTTCTTAGAATGAACAATAAAGTTACCAAACTCACCTCTTAAATCCCTTAAAGAAACCCCCGATTTTATTACCTCATCTTTAAAGTTTTTTAGAGTAGCAGTTGAGCCACCTTCTTCTAAATGTATCTTTATTTCAATATTATTGTCTGCCATCTCTTAATGCTTTTTGTCTTTTTCTATAATCTTTTAACCTCTTTACACTTGTAGGAAAGTTGTACGCACCTTTAGCAAACTGAATATCGTCATCTGCTATATCGTAAAAATCGTTACTATTTAATAGTTCTATTATATCTTTAATCATACTATACATTTACTGTTCTTACTACTAATTTTGCACTTCTTGCACTTACATTATTCGCTGCATCTAAAGCCTCTACTGTTACACTATAATCTGTATCTGGTAATAATAAACCAAATGTGTAGAATGTATTAGCATCAGAAGGTGTTTGTAAAACGTTATCTAAATAAACCTTATACATAGTTACACCTGTGTCATCAGTTGAAGCATCCCAAGCAACTGTAAATCCATTAGAACCTATTAAAGTTGCTCTTAGGTTAGTTGGTATTGTAGGTGAAGTTACATCTGATGCACTACCAGTAGTTGCTGTAACCTCTGTAGCAGAAGATAATGAACTTTCATTACCTGCCTCATCATAAGCTGTAACTTTTATAGCATAGCTTGTAGATTGACTTAATCCTGTAATCATTATATTGTTTTGTAAACCTAATGTAGCATATAATACACCATCTACATAAACCTTATACCCTGCAAGGTCTGTTTCTATATTTTGATTCCAAATCATTCTAACTCTATCTGTAAGTGTTGTTTCTATAGCTAACCCAACTACATCAGCAGGTGGTGTTACATCAACAAAATCTTCTAAATTAATATCAAAAGCAGTAATTAAGTCTAATTGACTTTTATTAGTGTTTAAGTTAGTTGTTATTTCATTTATAACGTATGGTGCACCATTTATAATCAATCTGTCTGCTAAAGAATATTCAAATAAGAAACTTAAAGGAAGCCTACCTTCTATCTTTAGATTTCTTGATTCATTATTGAACATATTTGAGATGTAAGAACTATAGTAGTTATTAAATAAACTATTTTCATTTACTTGCAACGTATATTCATCCACTTCTTTACCAAAGTTAATAGTTAAAGAACCATCTGAATTACTATTAGAACCTCTATTATAAGTGCTTATAAAACTTGTTTCATCTCTTAATCCAAACTTATAAACATTTGTATCTACAGAAGTATTTATACCAAAAAATAATATAGGTTTAGGTGTTTCTGGTTCTTGGTCTTCATTAACTAACCAACTCTCACAAATATTAGTTAAATCTTTATTATTCTCATCACGAAGCCTACTAAAGTAAAGTTTCTCAAAAGGAACTTTTACATCATATTTACCTTTATCAAACACAAAGTTGTTGTTCTTACCATTATCTGTGGCATCAAATTTTAAATCTCCAAAATTATCTTGTTGTACTTCATTATGATTAACTAACCCAAAAGTAGAAGCATCTTCGTAATTAAAGTTTATATTCCCATATAACTGCAATCTCTCTACATCGTAATTAAAAGTATCTACATAATTTGTTATATCCCTTTCTTGACCTGAAAGATAGTAATCATTTAAAGGTAATATATCCATCTCTCCTGTACTATCATCTACCTTAGCAACTAAATTAAACATCTTAAAAATACCTGTCATAAAGTCTATTACTTTCATATCTGGTACTTGCCTCATAATCTCTGCTCTTTGTGGAAAAGCATAAGAACCTTCTATTGACGGATATGTATGTGTTTTATCATTGCTACTCCAAGGACTGTCAGATATAGAAGCAGAGTAAGAACGAGTTTCATAAAACTCATCTATAGTCATTTCTACATTATAATCAGCAACACTACCATCAGATGTTATTCTAAACCTAATATCCCAAGTCTTGTAGTCTATTGATTTTAACTCATACTGAATAGAGTCAGAACCTAAACTTGTACTTCTCTTAGATACCAATGGAGTAGTACCATCAAATATCTCCATAGTGTATTCTACATCACCAGCTATAGGACTATTAATAGTTACATCAAACTGTATTTCAGTTCTGTTTCTTGCTTGTTGAAAACCTTCATACCTTGTGTAAGTATTTATAGGTAGTAATTCTTGGTCTGCACCAGAAGTATCGAAATCAGTTCTAC